CCATCTCGTATGCCGATTGGTGTACGAGACATGGGTTTCAATACTGCGACAAATTTATTCCTGATGATTGGTATGAAGAGCCAATACAAAAACAAAATAGTTTGCCCTGAGTGCGGTAAAAAAAACTGTGCAGTCTTTGATGATGGACACCACCATTGCTTCACTATGGACTGTGGCTACACTTACTACCCAGATAAAAAAGAAAAACCAGTGACCACTAAAATCATTCCTATATATAAACCAAACCCACAGCTATTAAAGGTAACACCAATAGCTTTACCTAAACGTGGGATCACTAAGGAAACTTGTGAACTATTTGGATATGGTATGTCAGAGTACAGAAGACAACCAGTACAGGTAGCTACATATAAAGATCAGAAAGGTAATGACGTTGCACAACATATACGCTTTCAAGATAAGAAGTTTATATGGATAGGAGATATGTCAAAGGTACAGCTATGGGGTCAGCATCTATGGAGACAACATGGAGGTAATGGTTCTGTCTTTATAACTGTTTGCGAAGGAGAGATAGATTGCATGAGTGCTAGTCAAATACAAGGTAATAAGTTTCCCTGTGTTTCTATACCATCAGGAGTGCAGTCAGCAGCTAAGTATCTAGCAGCTAACTACAAATGGCTTGATAGTTTTTGTCGTATCGTTATCTGCTTTGATAATGATGAAGCTGGTAATAAAGCAGCAGAGAAATGTATGGAGGTATTACCAAGAGGTAAGGCAGCCATAGCAAGACTAGATCGTAATGATATAAACGATCATCTTGTATTAGGAGAAGGTGATCTTATTAAAGACAGACTATGGAAAGCTAGACCAGTAAGACCTGACTCTCTTATTAATGCAGCAGACGCTTGGGATTTGTTTACCAAAGAAACAAGTAAACCTGTATCAGACTTTCCATTTCCAAAGCTAAACGAATACACAAGAGGTTTGTTTCCTAGTCAGCTATTCACAGTAGCAAGTGCTAGTGGTGCAGGTAAATCCACGATATGCAGAGAACTATGCCACCACTTCCTCAAAAGAAATCTAAAGGTTGGTTACATTGGGTTGGAAGAATCAGTACAAAGAACTCTTCAAGGTCTTGTAGGTATTGACTTGAATATTCCTTTGCACTTAAATGAAGATGTCATAACTAAAGATGATCTGCGGATTGCGTTTGATAACCTCACATCAACACGCAATCTTTTTTTATACAATCACTTCGGAAGTCTTGAGCCTGATGTATTACTAGAACAAATAAGATATTTAGCTACTGTTGATGGAGTAAAGGTAGTCATACTAGATCACATAAGCATAGTCTTGTCTGGTCTTGAACTAGATAATGAACGCAAAGCAATAGATATAATAATGACCAAGCTTAGAAGTTTAAGTGAAGCAACTGGTATAGCTATCGTATTGGTCAGTCATCTACGCAGACCACAAGGACAATCACATGAGTCTGGAAGAGAAGTAGATACATCAGACTTGAGAGGATCGCATAGTCTTCTTCAACTTTCTGATGTTGTACTTTCTGCATCAAGAAACCAGACAGGAGATGTTAGTGAAAGGCAGAGACTACAGTTAAAAGTATTGAAGTCTAGACATACTGGTATGACAGGAGAAGTAGATAAATTATTGTACGACCAGAAGACAGGTCGGCTTGTTGTATATGAGGATTTTATTTAGCTATGACTTTACTTATTGATGCTGATTGGTTGGTTTACAATTCTTGCTGTGCTTGTGAGCAAGACACAAAATGGAATGAGTGGGAGCATACTCTTCACTCTGATGAAAGAGACATACTTAATTTGATAGAGAACAGACTAGATGTGTATAGAAGTATTGCTGACAGCAAGCATGACATAGTTATGTGCTTTACTTCCTATCCTACATTTCGACACGAGATATTTCCTGAGTACAAGATCAACAGGATAGGTAAACGTAAACCACTTGCACTCAAGAGTGTTATCAAAGAAGTAAAAGAAAGATATGAAACTGTTGCCTATGAAAACCTAGAAGGAGATGACGTACTAGGTTTGCTTGCTACTAATGGCAGATACAAAGACCCAATAATAGTTTCAGTAGATAAAGATATGAGAACACTACCATGCAAACTTATAGCTGATGATTCGATAGAACATATCACAAACAAGAAAGCAACTAGACATTGGTTTGAGATGTCGTTAGCTGGTGACGCTGGTGATGGGATACTAGGTATCAAAGGTATGGGTATGGTTACTGCTTCAAAGACTTTAGCTAGTACACCTGATACTAAAGAAGCACTATGGTCTAAGGTACAGGAGACATATACTAAAAAAGGTTATACGATTGCTGATGCTATCTTGAACGCAAGGCTTACAAGGATACTGCGAGAAGGAGATTATGATTACAATACAGGTGAAGTAAAACTTTGGAACCCATAAAGAAAACCCCAAGAGGAACCACACCCTTGAGGTTTTCTTAGCGTTGCAACAAGGTAACCACTCCTTGCTATCTACAGGCTAACATATAATATAAATATAGCTCTTTAACTTTTGTGTCTTTACCAGTAATTACTGACGAACTTATACAAGCTTTAGATGCTGTGTTTCCTAACAGATGCCCAGACCTATCGCTATCAGATCGAGAAGTGTGGTATCGTGCAGGGCAAAGGTCTGTTGTTGATTATCTTATTGAACAGCAACTAAGACAAAAAGAAACCATGTTGACTAACAGAGTATTGGAGAACTAGCTATGTGTCTTGGTGGTGGTGGAGGTAGAATGACTACACCTAAACGTGAATATCAGAACAGACCTGTAACTGTAACTGGTTCACAGACAGGAGTTGATGAACCTAAAGATACAACAAAAGCGACAGAGACTTTAAAGATAAAAAGACAGAAAGAAGAAGGAACTTATGTAGACCCTAACCTTACAACTACTGAGAAACTTACAAGTAGTGGTGGAGGTGGTAATAAAACTGCACAACAAAAAGCTAACCTTGCTAAAAATAAAGCAAAGGCAAAAAGCCTAGCAAAGGCTAGAATGAATAACAAGTCTATGTCTAGATCCGCAGGGAGAGTTTAATTATGTGTTTCAGAAGCCCATCACCCCCACCATTACCAGATCCAGAACCAGTTGATTCTCCTATAGAACCTACTGCAACAAAGGTTGCGATTAGTGATGATAGAACTATGGGTCAACCCAAAGTTAAGAGAAAGAAAACAGGTCAGAAAGTTACAGGTGGAAGAATGGCTAGAGCTATAGCCCCAAGACGATTAGGTACTAGGTCTTTACAAATACCTTTGCTTGCTAATAGCACAAACGCTGGTAATCTAAACTACTCATAAAATGGAATACTCCGCACAAGGAACAACAGCAGCAGGTAGATATGAAGCACTTGTTAGTAGCAGGTCTGTCTATGATAGAGAAGCGAAAGAATCTTCTAAGCTAACCATACCTAGTCTGATACCAGAACAGACATCAGGTACTAGAGCTAGAATCAAGACACCCTTTCAAGCAACAGGTAGTCGTGGTGTAAATAGTTTATCGAATAAATTATTAATGACTCTGCTACCACCAAGCACAGCATTTTTTAAATTAGAAATAGATGATCTTGAGATAAGAAAGCAAGGACAAGAAGCACTACAAAGTGAGATAGATAAAGGACTACGCACAATAGAAAATGCTTTGATGAATCAGATAGAAATATCTAACGATAGAGTTGCTATGTTTGAAGCACTCAAGCATCTTGTAGTATCAGGGAACGTCTTGTTATATCTGACAGATAAAGGACTGAAAGTATATCCACTATCTAAGTTTGTTTGTAAGCGTGATGAGGTTGGTAATGTTTTAGAAATACTTATCAAAGAAACAGTACACCCACAGGCTCTACCTCTTGAGTTCTTAGAACAGATCAAGAAGAAAGAGAACTATGACGCAGAAACAATGAAGGGAGACTTGGATATATATACATCAATCAAAAGAATGAATGATGACTTCTTTTGGTTTCAAGAATGTAAAGGAGAAAAGATACCAAACACAGATGGCAGATCAAAGGTAGATGTTACTCCCTTTATTCCTCTCAGGTTCATTCGGGTAGATGGAGAAGATTATGGTAGAGGATATGTTGAAGAATACAGAGGAGACTTAATTAGTCTTGAGTCTTTGATGCAAGCAATAATTGAAGGTGCTGCTGCTAGTGCTAAGACATTATTTCTAGTCAATCCAAATGGAATTACAAGGGCAGCAACTATAGCTAAAGCACCCAATGGAGCTATTCGTGAAGGTACAGCAGCAGATATTTCTGTCATGCAAGTAGGTAAGAGTGCAGACTTCTCTGTTGCTTTTAGTGCAATACAAAGAATAGAAGCAAGACTTGAGTTTGCTTTCTTAATGGCAAGATCAGTACAACGTGACGCAGAAAGA